AACCGTGACACTAAACATGTTATTGAAAGCCGTGCCCATAATATCATTACTAGCGCCATAAACCTGATCGAAATGATTAATAAACATTATGATGCAGAACGTGCCCAAATATTAGAGAGAAAGTTGCTTAGTGCAATTAAATCTAAGGACCAATATAGATTTAGCAAAAGTATACGAAAGAGTGATGATACCGAGTAATCATAGTATGGAAAATTCAGAATCATTACGTTATCTTATAGACAAAATATCAACAATTAACACAATTGTTGAAGCTGAAGAATTAACAAAAGCACACGTTGAGCATCCTGAGGATTTAGTATTCCAAACAGGGTCAGCAGGTGCATCTCGCGGATTACAAGCTATAGTTAATACTATAAAGACACCAGATGCTATTACAATTAAATGGGATGGATATCCTGCATTGATATTTGGTAAGGGAGTAGATGGCAAGTTTATCATTTGTGATAAACATATGTTTAACAAAAAAGATGGTTCTGGTCATGTAACAAGTCCCAAAGCATTTCAAGAATATGACCTAGCTAGAGGTATTGATCGCTCAGATTTGCATCAAACTATCGCTAATATATGGCCTGGATTACAAAAAGCATATTCTGGTAAAGGATTTTATTGGGGAGATTTATTGTTCTCTCGACCTCTACAAGCAGTCGATGGTTTATATAAATTTAAAGCTAATCCAAATGGTATACTGTATACAGTCGAAGAACAGGGTAATTGGGTTGGTGAATTATTAGCAGGAAAACAAGGCGGTATAGCAGTTCATCAATATATTCCACCTGAGGCAACTAGTGTTGAAAGTGCTCAATTATTAAACGGAACAATAGGACAATTACAAAATAACAGTAATGTTGCCATTGTTCCAGCAAAGATGCCTATAACACCCAAATTAAAAGCAAGTAAAGCAGATATATCTAAGGTTCAACAAGCTATCACTAAGTATGGGGAATCAGTAGATCAATGGATTTTACAATCACCGGCGGGAACAAAAACTGTATTTCCCTCAATGTGTACAGTTTATATCAATAAAAAAATCGTGTCTGGTAATTTGAACAATTTATTAGATGATTTTTATAAGTTTTTTGAAACTAGACCAATGTCAGATAATATTCGTGCTAAGTTAACTGAACACTTTAAAGTCAATCAAGCTGGGATTCAGGGTGCATTTGCCATATGGATAGAACTATACAAATTAAAAATGAGTGTAGTAACGCAGTTAGACAAGGTAGCAGCCGCAAGCCCTATAAAAGGATACTTAGCTGATGGTACGCAGACACAAGAAGGATTTGTTAGCCAGGGTATCAAATTAGTGAATAGAATGGGCTTTAGTCGCCAGAATTTATCAGCCAGAACCTAACCAAAACCAGTATTTTTTTGCATATGGCATAAATACTTTTATGAGATTCTATATGAACTCAAACTTTTAAAGGAAAAATATCATGGCATATACAACAAGAACACACGGCGACTCTAAGCCAGTATTCGCAATCGACATCGGTAACGGTTCAGGATCAGCAACAACTGGTACACCAGTTGCATTGCAAGGTCCTAAGTTAGACTTTTTCAGTACTGACTTAGGTGCAGATGCAGCATCACAAATGGGAACATTAGGTGCAGTTGAGGCAGTATTGCGTACTATTGAGCAATTAGCTACAGTACATTTTTATCAAGTTGAAGCATCAAGTGGTGCAGCAAGTTTTGCAGTTTATCCAACAGGTGCATGGTCAGCTGCTGATTTGCAAGTGGCTATTCGTGCATTGGGTACAGTTAATACTTATGACCTAAGTGGTGCAACAGTTGCTAACAACGGTTTCAAATTAGCATAATCTAATCTTTAAGATTATAAACAAGCCCAATAATTATTGGGCTTTTTTTGCCGCTATAAATAGTGTATGTCATGTAAAATTAGATGCTATACACTTTTCGATATCACCAAAACTGGAATCACTAATAGAAAAAATGTTTCTATTAATGCGGTCGATCCAATGCATTGGCAAAGAGCTAGAAATCAACAATGCAATTTTGATACTATACTACAATTAATATCTTTGCGTAGCCAACCAGAAGATATAACAGATCCAAAATTACTTAAGATACAATTCAAAGAATTTGATAAGTTTGGATTTTTATTTGAAAATGAAACATCAGATGACACATATAATTGCTGGTCCTTTGACTTTTCTATCAGTCATCAAAGTGTATTTGATGATGGGATTAGTGAGTTGGGTTGTTTATATGTAGATTGCGATAGTGTTCCCATGATATTAATTGGTACTGAATGGAATAAACTCCCGGCATTTTTAGATACTAGTATCGAATTGAGAAATATATACTTTGAGGTAATATCCAATGAATAAAAAGAAAATTGTTAATACATTAGCAACCTTTTTTAAGGAAGAAAAGATATCAAATGAATTAAAAGATTATATTGTATATCAAGAAATTGACGGAAGTTATCAACTATTTGATCAATATGCAATCAGTAAACATAAAGAATTATATGTGCTAAATAAACTTAAGACATATACAGAAAAAACTTTTATAAGTTTACGCAATGCTGTTACTTGGTCTATCTTGGATAAATCTAAAAATTATTTAGAAGCAAATCGTGTTCTAGAATTAGACTTGTTGTTGTCTGGCGCAAATGAAAATATGAAGGTTCATGCAAGATTAATCAAAACTGCAAAAGATATGGATCAGGCATTAATATATATAACTAAATTAGATGAAGATCGAATTAAAAAACAATTGATTTTATACGAATTAAATGAATATATTACAAAAACTACCAGATGGCAACGTAAAAAATTTGAACAAAAGATTGCAAAATCTGAAAGATAATGATAAATATAATATATCTATGGGATTACTCTAATTATGAAATTACAAGAACTTAACTCTAACTCAGCGGCTTCAGCTAAAAAGGCACTAAAAGAACATTTTGGTACAACTTTTAATGTTGAAAAACTAGGTTTATTTGAAACAAAAACAATGCTTTCTAAAGTAAAAAATTTACTAAAAGAACAGAAAACTACTGGCACTTCAAATCAGCAAAATCCATCATACATGAAACTTGTATTTATGGAACAGACACTTGTTCATCATTATGGTGAATTGAAAACTCTTCCAATGTACAATCCACGTATTGTAGTTGAAAACGAAGAAGTTGAAAAATCACAAGTTGTTTTGGCTGCACAAGAAATGGTTGATTCTATTCAAAAAATGGTTGAAGAAGTTAGCGATATGTTAGTTAAAGAACTACCAGCAGTTGTTGACGGTGTTAATAGTGAATTTGGAACAACAGAAGGTGAACAATTTAGTGGTCAAGCATCCGAAGCGTTATCTTCATTACAAGCCGCATTGACACAATCTAAAACGGGTTTGCAAGGTGCATTGGGTACAATCACTGGTCAAGGCGCAAGTTTTGATGCTGAACCAACTGATATGGGTAGTGATCTAACTGGTACTGAGCCAACTGACATGGATGCTGAAATGCCCCCAGAAGATGAAACAGAATTAGCTAGTTTAGAAGAACCAGAAGAAGAACCAATCGGGGCAATTGGCCGTTCTAAGCGTTAAAATGCGTTTATACGAATTTGTCGAAGATAATCCATTAAGAGTTAAGTTGGTTGCGGTTGCAAATCAACTTAAATCTAAATTTACCGGCAACGAAAAAATGTCAACAGATGCTTTTTTGAAAAAACTAAAACAAAATGATATTGATTTAGATAAAAGTGATCTGTTTGATATTGTAAAAAAAGAACCTTTGAGCAATATTATTTCAGATGTTAATAGCAATGAAATAACATTCAAGGGTCAAGATTCAGATCAAATGCCAACTGATGATGAATCTGAAAATGAAAAAACATTAAAGTCAATGGCTTCTAAAGCACTTAAAAAATAATTGTGATTACTCTCACTAACACAGCAGAATCCAAAATCAAATCATTGCTAACTAAAACAGGCTACTCTGGAGTCAGAATAGGTGTGAGAACAACTGGTTGCAGTGGATTAGCATATGTACTAGAATACATTGATAAAGATTCGTTTGATCCATCCGATGAAGTAATCGCTTATCCTGAGTTTTTTATTAAAATATATAAAAAAGATACAGTATATCTTACTGGGCTTGAGATAGATTACGCAAAACAAGGGCTTAATGAGGGTTTTGAATTCAACAACCCTAACGAACGTGACCGATGTGGTTGCGGAGAATCATTTAGAGTTTAACCATTCGAATTGTAGTTAAGATTGATCTGTAGTATAATACTAACATGTACAATCCAAACAAATATATCTATCAACCTATGCAACGGGTTGAAGTTGATGGTAAGCGTAGATATCTTACCCCAGACGGTGAAAAACTACCCAGTGTTACTACAGTATTAGATGCTACCAAATCAGAAGAAAGTAAACAGGCATTAGCCAATTGGCGTAAACGTGTAGGTACTCAACAAGCACAAGCTATTACTACTGAGGCTGCAGGTCGCGGAACACGAATGCACAAGTGGCTTGAAAATTATATAAAGACAGGCGA